AAGACTTGTTATGATGCTTTGTTTAATGGCTCAATGATTGAAGCAATGGTATTTATGAAGAATTATTCTGCAATACCTTTATTTGAAGGTAGATATAAAGAAGCAGTTGAAACATTACGTAATCAAGCACGAAGAACACGTAGAGATGACATGGAAGCACCAGCATCTCCTGCAGGTGCAGACAATACAGTTATTGCATATAGTAATTAATAGGAGATTAGATTATGGCTAGAAAAAAGTTATTTAACTTAATTAAAAAAGGTAAGGATGCACTTGTTGGAGATGCTCTTGATATGAAAAATGCTAGATTTCTTAAAGATAAATATCCAGATGATAAAATTCCAGCTAAAGAAATTCAAAAACATTTTGAAAAATTTGGAGAACGCTCAACTTTTAAATTCTTTGGGAATCGTGCTAAAACTCCACTAAAAAAGTCTAAAGAAAATAAAAGAAAAGAAATAAGTGCACCTATAAGAACTCCTACAGGAACTACTCGTGCACGTAAAGCTGCACCTAAAGATAAATCTAAATCTCAAATACGTAGTGAAACAAGTCGAGGTATGCGTGAACGTCCTGAAAAATCTTTTACAACTGTATTAGGTAGTTCTGCAAAAACAGGAGCTAGACCTGATCCTAAACGTATGAAAGAAGCAAAGAGACAATCTAATCTTCGTGAACCTAAATCAGAGTTTGAAAGTCGATTAGGTAAAACAGCTTCTCAAGGTGGAGTAGAAATACCTCAAAGATTTTCTCCAGCTAAAGACCCTAGAATGACTCGTGATCAAATTAAAGATGCAATGAAATCAGGAACTAATCCTGAAAGTTTAACTGCAGAAGATTTAATGAGAGCATTTGAAAAAGGAAATACTGCTAAAAAATATATGGGTGGCACAATTCGTGGTGGTGGTAAAGCCATTCGTGGTTTTGGTAAAGCATTAAAGAGGAGTAACTAAACTATGTCAGCAAAAATTAAATTTGGTAAAAATCTGTTTGACATTGCTGCAGGTAGTAAAGGAAGGTCTAAAAAAATTGCTCGTAAAATGATAGCAAAAGATGCTGTAGGTGATGATATTTCAACTATGCAAAGTATTGGTGGAAAAAGAGCAGGATTAAATAGGGCTGCTAAAGCTGCTAGAAAAAGACAAGCTGAGATAAAAAAAGAATTAGAAAAATTAAAAGAATCTAATGAACAAATTTCAAAAAATACTTCTAGTTTAAAAAATGCAACAGATTCTAGTGATAGAACAACTTTAATGAAAAAAGTTAATTCTAATATGAAAGCACAAAAAGAAAATACTGATAAAATTAAAAGATTAAAAGAAGAAAATAAACTTCTTGTAAATAAAATTGAAGGTCCAAAAGGGCTTAAAGCTAGAGGTGCAATTAAAGGATTAAAAAAGAGTGGTAAAGTAGGAAAAAGAAAAGCAGGATGTAAAGCTGGACAAGGTAAAGCAATGAGAGGATTTTAATTATGTCATGTAAACATTGTGGTTGCGAATGTGAAACTTGTATTGATGTAAGCTGTAAATGTTCTTGTCATCAAACTAAAAAAGAGAATATAAATAATGGCAATTAAAAAAAGTAAATCAACTGTTAATAAAGCTGGTAATTATACTAAGCCTACAATGAGAAAGAATTTATTTAATAGAATTAAAGCTGGATCAAAAGGTGGTAATGCTGGTCAATGGTCAGCACGTAAAGCACAGATGCTTGCTAAACAATATAAAGCAAAAGGTGGAGGATATAGATCATGAGTTGTACTTGTAAACATAAAATACAAGAATTTATAAGTAAAATTTATAATAAAATTAAAAGTATTTTTTAAATATAATGCATGTTATTGAAAAAGATATTAGAAAATGGTCAAAAGAAGTTTTAGAAATTCCATCAAAAGAATTAAATAATCTACCTGCTTGTCCATATGCTAAACAAGTTTGGAAAAATAAAACATATAAGTTTGATATAAATGATAAGTTTAATACTTTAAAGGATTGTGTTAATAAATTTGTAAATGGAAACTATAATAAGTATCAAATTGTTATCTGGACTTCTTATGAATACCCTGATAGCCAACAATACTTTGAAGGATACTTAGAAGGATATAATGAAAGTTTAGCAATAGCAGGAAAGGATATTTACCTAATGGGATTTCATCCTGACTTTGATGCAGAAGAAGCTAACCTTGCATTTTTAAATCGAGAATACGATCAAGAAGAAGAAAATGAATATGCGATGGTGTTTGTTCAAAAGTTATCAGAAGTTAACCAAGCATCAAAAGATTTAGAAAAAAAGGGTTATTATAAAAATTTCCCTGTTGAAATATATAACTCATTAATTTTAGATAGAAGGAGATTACAAAATGGCTATGAATCCTAAAAAGAAAAAAATGCGTGGTGCTAAAAAAATGCGTGGCGGTGGCAGCATGATGATTATTAAAAAGAAGATGCGTGGTGGCACTATGAAAAAGAAAATGCGTGGTGGTAAAGTAAAGAAGTAATAGTTTAAAATAAGGAGACTATAAAATTATGTCTAAGTTAAAAGCTTTAAAAAAAATTTCAAAAGCTTTATATGGTGAAAAAGGTAAAAAACCAAATAAAGCTTTAGCAAAAAAAAGAGCAGCAAATAAAAAGATGCGTGGCGGTAAAGTAAAAAAGTAATGGCACGAAAAGACCCAAAGACAGGGACAGGTAAAAAACCTAAAGGTTCTGGTAGACGATTATATACTGATGAAAATCCTAAAGATACTGTTAGTATTAAATATGCTACACCTGCTGATGCAAGGGCAACGGCTGCTAAAGTAAAACGTATTAACAAACCTTATGCTAGAAAAATACAAATACTAACAGTTATGGAGCAAAGAAGTAAGTTTGCAAATAAACCAAAGCAAGCTCAAATAGCTCGTAAAGCTAAAGAGGTGTTAAAGAAAAAACATGGCACTAAAAAAACCACAAAGAAGTCTTAAATCTTGGGGTAGACAAAAATGGAAAACCTCAGATGGTAGTCCTAGTAAAGGTAAAAAAAGATATTTACCTGCTGCTGCATGGAAATCTTTAAGTAAAAGTGAAAAAGCTGCTACTAATAGAGCTAAAGCTAAAGGAAATAAACAAGGCAAACAGTTTGTTAGACAACCTAAAAAGATTGCTAAGAAAGTTCGTAAGTATAGAAAGGTTACATAATGGCTGCTAAACGTAAAGGTAAGGGAATGAAAGGCATGACTATTGGTAGTGGTGATAAACGCCCTACTAAGTCAGGTGCAGGTTTAACTGCAAAAGGTGTAGCTAAATATCGTAGACAAAATCCCGGAAGTAAACTTAAAACTGCAGTTACAGAAAAAAATCCAACAGGTAAAAATGCAAAACGTAGAAAAAGTTTTTGTGCACGATCTGCAGGACAAATGAAAAAGTTTCCTAAAGCTGCAAAAAATCCTAACAGCCGTTTACGTCAGGCTAGAAAAAGATGGAGATGTAGATGACAATTTCTCGTTCTAGTATTCCAATGCAGATTAGTCGTGGACCTATGAAGAAAAAAAATGCTAAGAAAAAGTTAGTTAAGAAAACTAAAAAGCGTAAACAAAAAGGGTAAATAATAATGGCAACTAGTGATACATATACATTTAATCTTGATGTAGACTCAATTATTCAAGAAGCTTCAGAATACTTAGGTGGTGAAGTAACACTAGGTCAGGAAGTAGAATCTGCTAAACGATCTATGAACTTAATGCTAACTGATTGGCAGAATAGAAATATTAATCTATGGACAGTAGCAACAACTGCTGTATCTCTTACAGTATCTGTAACTTCTTTTGATTTAGATAGTTCAAACTTAGATGTTCTTAATGCAGTCTTACGTAGAGATAATAAAGATTTAGGTATGACTCGCATATCAATGGAAGAATATCTTCAAATTAATAATAAAGGACAAGTAGGCAGACCTTCTCAGTTTGCATTACGTAGAGGAAGAGATAAACCTTCAATACATATTTATCCTATACCTGAAAACTCTACAGATCAGATTAAGTTTGAAGCTATCAGAAAAATTCAAGATGTATCAAAAACTGCAGTTGAGAATGTAGATATTCCTACACGCTTTTTACCTTGTATGGCTATGGGTTTAGCTTACTATATGGGAATTAAAAGACCTAATGTTCCTGCAGATCGTCTTACATTTTTGAAAGCAAACTATGAAGAGTTACTTAATGCAGCACAGCTTGAAGATAGAGAACGTACAAGTTTGTTTGTAAAACCTAAATTGTCTATAGTATAATGTCTAGTAATAAAAATCCATATGGTATTTGTGATACATGCGGTTTTAGATATAAACTTCGTGAGTTAAGAAGAGATACAGCTGGTAACTTAGTATGTCCTACAGACTTTGATGGAAGATTTGATGCAATTGATCATCCTCAGAATTTTACAGCTAATTTAAGGGATGATGAAACTATTAGAAATCCACGACCTGAACCGCTAAATGCTGGACGAAATATTGAATGGCAAAATGCAAGTACTAACTGGAATGAAACAACTCAAGAATGGCAAAAAATATAAGGAGTTATAATGTCAACACTTAGTGGAAGAACTATTGCGAATACTTATAAAGATTTGCTAAAGATTGAGAATAGTGGTGATGGTTTAGATGCCACTTTACGGAATGTTCAAGATGGATCAGGTACTAATACTGGACTTGAAATTTCTAATCAAGCAGTTAATGTAAGCGGTACATTTAAACTTAATGGGGTTACACTTTCTGCTACTGCCTCTGCATTAAATGCTATTACAGATTTAACTGCAGTTGCAGGACTAGTTGCTGTTAGTGGTACAGACCTTTTTGGAAGAACTTTAGCAGCTGGTACTGGAGTTTCTATTACAAATGCTAATGGAACAGAGGGTAATCCTACAATTGCTTTGAATCCAAGTGGTGTTGTTTCTGGAACATTTGGACCTGTAACTAATATTGTAGTAAATTCAGTTGGACAAGTTACATCTATATCAGTTCCTGCAAGTATTTCTGTAGCTGAAGTTAAAGGTTCAACCTTTACTGCAGAAACTGTTAATATAGATTCAAGATTAAGTGTAACAGGAGTTACAAATCTTAGAGGTGTTACCTCAATCACAGACCTTAATTCTCCGGGAGCAACCTTTTCAGCTATTGTTTCAGGAACTGCTGCTGTATTCTCAGGAACAGTATCAGCTAATGCATTTGTAGGAGATGGATCAGGTTTAACAAATGTACCATCAGCTGAAGGTGGAACTGTTAAAACAATTACAGCAGGTACTGGTGTTTCTATTACAGTAAATGGTGCATCAGCAGCATCAATGACTGTAAGTGGAACAGTATTATTAGATGCTAATCAAACTTTTGGAATTGTATCTGCTACTACGCTTGATGCAGATACCCTTCTTGTTGCAGGAGTAGCAGCTGCTAATGTAACTCAATTAGCTGCAGTATCAGCTACAATGGCAACAAGTATTGCTAATAGAACATCTGCTATTACTTCAGTTAATTCTGTAATTACAGCTTTATCAGCTACTATGGCTACTAGTATAGGTAATAGAACATCTGCTATCACAGCTTTATCAGCTACAATGGCAACAAGTATTAATACTGCAAATACTAGAATTACATCTGTTAGTGACTATGCTGTAGCATTATCAGCTACAATGGCTACTAGTATTGGTAATCGAACATCTGCTATTACTTCAGTTAATTCCGTAATTACAGCTTTATCAGCTACTATGGCTACAAGTATAGGTAATAGAACATCGGCTATTACTGCACTATCAGCTACAATGGCTACAAGTATTAACAATAGAACTGCAGCTATAACATCTGTTAATTCTGTTATTACTGCTTTATCAGCTACAATGGCTACTAGCATAGGTAATAGAACCTCTGCTATTACAGCTTTATCAGCTACTATGGCAACAAGTATTGCTACTGCAAATACTAGAATTACATCTGTTAGTGATTATGCTGTAGCATTATCTGCGACATTAGCTACTAGCATAGGTAATAGAACTTCTGCTATAACATCTGTTAATTCTGTTATTACTGCTTTGTCAGCAACTATGGCAACAAGTATAGGTAATAGAACGTCAGCCATTACAGCATTATCTGCAACAATGGCAACAAGTATCAATACTGCAAATACTAGAATTACATCTGTTAGTGATTATGCTGTAGCATTATCTGCGACAATGGCTACTAGTATTGGTAATCGAACTTCAGCAATTACAGCTTTATCAGCTACTATGGCAACAAGTATTGCTACTAGACTACCTCTTGCAGGTGGAACTATTACAGGAACTGTATCTGCACAGTCACTATATGTAAGTGCATTAGGAGCAAATACTACAGCTACAATGGGTAAACGTATAAGAATGGATGGTGCAGCTGTAGCTGATCTTGTATCTCTTACAGATGGGACAAGTATTGATGTTGATTTTAATACATCACAAAATTTTATTGTACAACTAGGTGGTAACAGAACATTAGCTGCTCCAACAAATTGTGTTGCAGGACAGGTAGGAAGTATTATTGTTATTCAAGATGGAACAGGAAGTAGAACATTAAGTTATGCAAGTAACTGGAAATTCCCCGGTGGTACAGCACCTACATTAACTACAGGTGCAGGACTAATTGATAGAATAGATTACATAGTCTATACCTCAACTGCTGTTCAAGCAATTGCAACATTAGATATAAAATAAGGATAATAATAAATGTTTCAAAATAATTTACTAGCAGCTGCAGCAAGCCAAGGTGGTGGATCTGCTGCGACAGTTGCTTATACAGATAACAAGGTTAGTGCAGCAGCATCCACTGCAGTTAGAACTTTTACAGGTGTAAATATTGGAACAGCAAGTGATGACAGAGTTGTCATAGTCGCAATTGGAACTGGTGGCGGTGGCGGTGGATCGGACGATGCAAGCAGTGTAACAGTTGGTGGAACTTCTCTTACCAAACAATTTTCAAGGCTTCATACCGATCATGTAATTGGTCAATTCTGGGCTGGAACAATTACCAGTGGTACTTCAGCAACAATTGTCGTTACTTGGGCTAGAGCAGCTAATGCCACTGGAATTGGTGTATGGGCAACTACTGGCTTAGATATTAGTGGTGGGACAACTGATGATGGATCAGCGGTGTTATCTAGTTCTTCTGCTGATATGAGTGCAGATTTAGATATTTCTGCTGGTGGTATTGCTCTTGGGTACTGTTTTAATACGGCTGCGGAAGATGTTAATCCTACCTACTCGTTTACGAATCTTACTACAAACTTTAACTCAGCAGTTGACTATGCAAGAAGCCAAGGCGGTGGATCAGCAGAATTTGCAACTGCACAAAGTGGTTTAACTTTAACTGCTTCAACAAATGCGATAAACCAGCTTGGCGTTGGAATTTTTGCATCATGGCCACCAAGTTAATAGAAAATTAAAAAGAGTAATAATATGCCAGCACGTAATCACAAAAAATGGTTAGAAAAACCACAAGTAGATTATATATCTAGTGAATGTTATAGTAGTAAAAAACTATATGAACAAGAGCTAGAACATATATTTTCTAAAGTATGGATACCTATGTGTCACACAAGTGAGTTACCTAATAAAGAAGATTTTAGGGCTATAGAAATAGCATTTAAAAAAGTAGTTGCAGTAAATCATGGTAATGAAATTAAAGTATATCTTAATCCTTACTTAAATGTAACTACAGGTACTGGTATAAATACTGAAGGTTTAATAGAATTACATAGTGGTGTACAACATGGTGGGATGGTATGGGTAACTTTAAATGATAATCCTACTCAAAGTATAACTGAATGGACTGATGGTGCTTTTGATTGTATAGCTGATGCAATTGATACAGAAGAATTAGAAGTATTTCATTATCATAAAGCTATTATAGATACAAACTATAAACTATGGCACGATACTAATAGTGAGTTTTATCATGACTATATGCACTATCATAATCGTGTAACAGGTTTTAATGAAGAATACTTTGCTCGTGAGAATATACCATTTAAAAATGGGCATGTTAATGTAAGTTCATTTACAGTTAAGTATGAAGAATTTGAAGGTGGTAAAGATAGAGGTGAATTATCTTTTCCTACTCTTCCACCTAATCAATGGTATATGGTAGATTTATTTCCGGGATATAATTTTAATTTACGAGGAAGTGCTTATAGAAGTGATTCTATTACACCATTAGGACCAAATAAAGTTCTTATAGAATTTCGTGGATATGGTTTAAAGAAGGATACTAAAGAAGAACGTAAAATTAGAATTGCACATCATAATAGTATTTGGGGACCAATGGGTAGAAATCTTCACGAAGACCTACTTGGTGTTACAGGACAAGGTGCAAGTATGCAGGAAGAAACAGAAAGACGTAACATACTTCATGGTAGACAAGAAAATAATCGCATACACGATGAAGTAGGTATGCGTCATTATTATGCAGAGTGGGGTAAGTATTTAAATGTTGATCCAGTAAATCCTTTACAAGTAGAAGCTTAAAATTATGGACCCTGTTACAATTGGAGTAGCTTTAGCTGGTGCTAAAAAACTACTAGATATTTCTAGTAATATTAAAGATGTAGCAAGCTCAATAGAACATATACTTAATCTAACTGAAAAAGCAGAGAAAGCTGAGAAATTCAAAAAGAAAAATAAAAATGATACAAGTATTAAGTCTGTTATTAAAGATACAGTAACAGAACGTAATAATAGAACATTACTTCGTAATTTAGCAATTGATGTAGATGAGAAGTATGGTTTTGGTACATGGAATGCCATTGAAGAAGAACGAGAACGAAGATTAGTTATTGAAAAAGAAAATAAAATTAAAGCAGCTAAAGTAAAAAAACTTAAACAAAAAAAAGCTAAAGAACTTAATAATAAAATTTTACATTGGTTAGCTGAGTTAGGTAAATTAATTTTAGTTATAGCTTTATCAGGTGGGGCAGGATATTTTATATACATAAATCGTTGTGTTGACGGAGTATGTTAATTTGCAATATCAAATTGGTATATATAATAAAAATGTAAGAGACTGTATTAGAAGTGGGGATGATTGGAATAATCAATTAGGAATTTCTAATAAGTTTGAAGAAGTAAATTATTTTGAAATAATCGCTTCTTCAGATAAAGAAGTTGAACGAATAGCAGAAAAAAACTTTCCTAAAAAATTAGGTTATGTTTTAGATTTTGTTGAAAAAATGAAGGATACTAAATAAATGGAATTTGGTGTAAGAGAATTAATTCAGTTTGGAACTTTATTAGCTTCTTTAGCTGGTGCATTTGCTGTAGTAAAATCTCAATTATCTAGAGTTATAAGAGATATAACTGTAATTGAAAAAACTCTTAATGAGATACACACACGTATAGATCAAGCAGATGCAGATCGTGCAGTTATACAGCATCAAAATAAAGTATTTGGTTCTATATTATCTCCCTCTAAAATGGCTAGTTATAATAGAGAAGTTGCAGAAATTAAAACAGAATTAAAAGTAGTACACAAAAATTTAGATAAACTACATGGGATGCACAATGGTAAACACCCTGCTGTGGAGAAATAAACCAATGAAAGAAAAAGTTATGACAGATGCAGCGGTTGCAGCCCCTGCACTTAGTTTACCTTGGTGGGTTCAAGCTTTTGAAGATTGGATGCAATTTGGTATTACAGTTATTACACTAACAGTTGTTACAATTAGATTAGTTTTTGTTTTACAAGAATGGTATAATAATAAAAAATCTTAATATAAGGAAGAATTATGTGGGCAATTATTAAAGATGAAAAAGTAGATCAAATTATTACAGGAACTAAAGGTGTTGAAATTGATGGTGTTCAACATCCAAAAAGTATTTTTACTTTATGGTCTAAGGAAGAATTATGTAAAATAGGAATTGTTCCTTATTTAACTGAAGATAATGGGGATAGTATTTTTCAATATCAAAGTGGTTATGCAGATACTATTAGTAGTGATGGTACTAAAGTTATAAAAACAATTCAATATACAGATAGAGAGTTAGCTGACTTAAAAACAGCACATAAAGATGATACTAATTCTGAAGCTAATACATTATTAAATCCTACAGATTGGTATATAATTAAAAAAATTGAAACAGGTACTGATGTTCCTAGTTCTATTACAACATATCGTTCTGCTGTTCGTACTTCTGCAAATAAAATTGAAACATTAATTAATGACTGTGATACCTTAGATAAGTTTAAAGCTTTATTTGTAGTTCCAACTGATTCTAATGGTAAAGCAACAGGAAAAGCTCCTATACGTGATTGGCCTGATTTATGACATTATTTAGAAAAGCTTTAGTTAGCCTTTGTATATTATTTATTATTTGTTTAAGTATAGTTTTTAATAGTAAAGCAGATACTAATGAAGGATTTAAAAAAGATCATATAGCAGGGGTAAACTATATTTGTTTTACTAAAGAAGCTATTATGAAATTATCATCTTATGATGTTAATAATAAAATAGAATCTATAACTACAGCTAGAGCATTAGTAGCTTTAGGAAAATGTCAGTACTTTAGTAATGGAATATTAATTAAAGTAAAAAAAGTTATACATGAATATACTGATTATAATAACTTTAAAGTACAGGTATTTTCATGTGTAAATCCAGCTGCAACAGAAAACAATAGTGTTGTTATTTATACAGCTGCTTATAAACAGCTAGCTAAAAATTTACCACTTTATAATAAAGATATAATAATAAATAAACCAGAAGAATTAAAAGTTTAATTAAGGAGTTACATAATGGCATCAACATATTCCACTAACTTACGCTTTGAAAAACAAGCTGATGGAGAAAATCCTAATAGTTGGGGATTAATTTTAAATCAAAATGTTATTGATTTAGTTGATCAAGCAATTACATCATATACCACTGTAGCTTTAAATACTAACTCTACAACAGGTTATGCATTAACTGCAAACAATGGTTCAGCAGATACTTCTCGTTCTGCTTTTTTAGAAATAACTGGAGCCGTATCTTCGAATGTAAGTATTACAATTCCTAGCTTAACTAAAGGATATAGTATAAATAATAAAGCTACTCAAGCAGTTGCAGATAAAACTGTTATTATTAAAACTGCTGCTGGTACTGGTTATTCTATTCCTTATGGATCAGCTATTCATATTCTTTGTGATTCTGTAAGTGTATATGCAGGAACAGATAGTGCAGGTTTAGGTCTAGGTACAGCAGCAGTTAGAAATATTGGAACAAGTGCAAGTGCTGTGCCTGATGTATCTATATCAGATGCTAAGTATGCTAAAATAGCTTTAGCAAATACACTCACAGGAGCAAACACATTTACGTCAACAGCTACATTTACAGGAGCAAACACATATACATCACTTAACTCTTTTGATAAACAAGTTATTTCTACAATTGTTACTCTTACAGATGCTGCTTCTGTAGCTTTAGATTTATCTACAGGTAATAATTTTCTTGTGCAATTAGGGGGTAATAGAACATTACAAAATCCTACCAATGTTAAAGTTGGTCAAGTAGGACAAGTATATTTAGTTCAGGATGGAACAGGAAGTAGAACACTTTCTTATGGAAGTCAGTATAATTTTCAAAGTGGAACTGCTCCTACACTATCAACAAGTGTAAATTCTGTAGATATGTTAGTGTTTAGTGCACGAACAACAACTGCATTAGATTGTGTTCTTTTAAAAGCATTTAGTTAAAGAGATAAAATGGCATCAACAGATAGTGCATTAATAAGTTTAAACTTTGCTCCGGGATTCCACCGAGAAGGTACTCGTTATACCGAAGAAGGTAAATGGTATGATGGAGATAAGATACGTTTTCGTGCAGGTAAACCTGAGAATATGCGTGGGTATGTAAAACGTGTTACTACAGCTTTTGATGGAAGTGCTAGAGATTTAAAAACTTGGTCTGACAATGATACTAAAAAACTAGCAGCCTTTGGAACAGAAAAGAAATTTTATGTATATGATGATACAGTTGGAAGTAATACAGATGTAACTCCTATTGTTTCTTCTACAACTTTTACTAGTGTATTCTCTACTCAATCTGGTTCACAACTGGTAGAAATATCCTCTACTAATAATGGTAGATCAGTAGGTGATTATGTTCTTATTAGTTCTTCAACTACAATTGGTGGTAATGTTGTTTTAGGAACTTCTGTTTATGCAGTTGTTAGTGTAAGCGGTGCTAATGAATTTTATATCCAAGCTTCTACAACTGCTGCTGGAACTTCTGCTGCTGTTGGTTTAGGTACAGGACAATTTCTTTTAGAAACTGGTGCATTAGCTGCTATTCAAGGTTTAGGTTATGGTGCTGGTGTATATAATGCAGGTACTTCTACTACAGGAAGAAGAGCTTGGAATATAGCTGCCTCATCATCTGGGATTACATTTTTACCTACACAATGGTCTATTGATACATGGGGTGAAGATTTATTAATAAATAGGCGTGGTAGTCAAATATATTTTTGGGATAGAGACGCAGCAGCAACTCCACAACGTGCTGCTTTAGTTACTGCATCTCCTACTGCAACTGATTCTATTCTTGTTTCTCCAAATGATAGACATGTAATTGCATTAGGAACTACTGGATTTGCTGCAGCTTATTCTCCTCTTCGGGTACGTTGGTCAGATCAAGAAGACTATGCAAACTGGACACCATCTGTATCATCAACATCAGGAGAAGTAGACCTAACAGATGGTACACGTATTGTTGGTGCAGTTCGTTCTAGAAATCAGATTAATATTTGGACTGATAAATCTTTATTTGGTATGACGTTTGTTGGTAGACCATTTATATTTCAGTTTAGACAATTAGGCTCTAACTGTGGATTAATAGGTCCACATGGTTGTGTAGACTTTGATGGTCGTACATTCTGGATGAGTCAAGATAATTTCTATATGTTTGATGGACAAGTTAAAAACTTATACTCAACTGTTCGTAGATACGTATATGACAATATTAATGAGAGTCAATTTGATAAAGTTTATGCAGGAGTTAATAGTGAGTTTAAAGAAATAGTCTGGTTATATCCATCAAAAGAATCAACTGATTGTGATTCATATGTAATTTATAATCCAGATGAAAATCATTGGGTATATGGTACAGGTAAATTTACAACCTTTGAAGATAGAAATGTATTTAATAATACAATAACTACAAGCAATGATAGCTTCTTATATGATAATGAACCAGATGATATCTTTACTGCAGATGGTGTAACTATTCCTAACTTTATTGAATCATCTGATTTTGATTTTGAAGAAGGTTTAGATATTATGTTTATTGATAGAATTATTCCTGATTATACTATTAATGATGGAACAATTAATATGTTTATTACTACTAAACAATATCCTACTGGTCCTGAAACTATTAAAGGACCATTTACAATTAATGCAGAAACAAGAAAAGTTGATATACGTGGCAGGGGTAGACAAGCACGAGTAAGAGTATCTTGTAATTCACATAATACTTCATGGCGTTGGGGTTCAGTTAGATTGTCAGGTGCTAGAGATGGTAGAAGATAATGCGTTATCCTGACTTATCTTATTATAAAAGACTTCCTACTCCTGAATTACAGAATATGTATAATGACTTACAGGAATGGGCAAGTAAGTTAGTTATTGAATTAGATTTACGTGATCAAGAGGATACCTATAAACAGGCAAGGTATGTAAGAACTGCTGTTACTACTAGCGATATAGGCAGACCTGATGGTGGGGCTATAGTTTATAGTTTAGAAGCTGGTAAATATTATGGTTGGAATGCTAAAACATCTGCGTGGGATGCTTTTACTTAATGGATAAAATAGAAGAGTATTATAACTTAATTAATGATAGTACATATATTCAAAATTTAAATTCAGGTACTATTGTTACAGATAAACAGTTAAGCGGTTTGGCTTTTAATACTGGTCCGTTGTATAATAAACGACAGAATAAAGACTTTTCATCCCCTAGTGAATTTTATGCAGAGAATACTAAAGTACAATCAAATGTATTTAATACAAAGAATATAAAATAATAAGGAGTAGGTTTAGATATGGCAATGATGATTAACAGGCAAGCCCCGATGAGTGGGTTAGCCAGCTTAATGGCTTTAAAAGGAAGACAGGGGGATACTGAACTTGTTCATATGACTAAGCCTGAGATTAAAGGTTTAGCTTCTTTAGGTCAGCTTACTGTAAATCCTGATACTGGATTACCAGAAGCTTTTAATTTAAAATCATTACTACCTACTGCAGCTGCTATAGCTGCCACAGCTGCTACAGGTGGTGCTGCTGCTCCATTATTTGCTGGAAGTAGTTTTATTATCCCTGCTGCAGCTGCTGGTTTAACTTCATATGCTGTTAATAGAGATGCAGGTGCTGCAGCTTTTGATGCTTTACTTGCAGGTGCAGGTGGATATTTACAAAGCTCATCTATAAGTGCAGAGGCTGCAAAAGGATTAGCACCAAGTGCAACAGCAGCAGCTACAACAAATGCAGCAGCAGCTGCAAGAACTGCAGCAGCTACAGAAGCTGGATTAACTGGTAGTCAAATGTTAGCTGCTTCTAAAACTCCAGCAACCACAAGTTTACTATCACAAGCAGCAGCAAAAGGAGCAAAAGCTGCACAAGTTCCTTTAACTCAAGCTATTCCTGAAGCATTAGGAACTACTGCAGGAACTAAACTTGTTGGAGATATTACAGCTGGTCAAGTCACACAAGCAGCTTTAGGTGCTACCCCTACTTTAGCTGCAGGAGCATTAGGTATGCCTATGAGTGGTGCAGGAATGCTAGATCAAATGGCACAGGCAGGACAACTTCAAACTCCTGCAGCTAAGTCTGCACAATCAGCATATGGTACAAGGGCTGCTGAAGAAATTAAAATGACACCTCAAGCTCAAGAAGGTTTAACAACTGAGGATATTCGTAAGTCTGCAATAGGTCAAAGTGATCCTCTTAAATTTTATCAGAATACTCAAAGTGCACAAGCCCCTGCAGGAGTATATGGTAGACAAAGTGGAGTAGTTGGTCAACGTAGTAATAATGCAAGAGGTTATGTACCTGCACAATCAGGTGGTGGTATCGAAGCTTTATATGATAGTATGGGTGGAGACTATCAACAGTTTAGTGGTTTAGTTGAAGGTGGAGATGTAAGATCAGATGGTATGTCAGATGATGTTATGTTTAAAGTAATGAAGGAAGAGAACGATGATCCTGATTATGCTTTACTTTCTCCTGATGAATATGTTCTTGATGCTCATACAGTAGCTGCATTAGGTAATGGAAGCACTGACTCAGGCACAGATAGACTTGATAATTTTGTAGCAAACATCAGGCAAAAAGCTTATACTAAAGGTGAACAGCCAAAAGAATTAAATGGCTTAAAGGAGTTAGCTTCACTTATGGGTTAACATATGATTGAGATTGTACGCTTATCTGAAAAAGATGCAACATATTATTGGAATGCTATAGAAGCATTAGTTGAAAAAGGATTAAATAAAACAGATAGAGAATACTCAGTTGAAGATTACAAAGAATATATTGAGTGTGGATACTGGGAACTGTGGATTGTTATAGATACAGTTACAGCAGAGATTAAAGGTTTAGGTGTAACTGAGCTTATTGAATATCCAAATTTTAGTGAGTTGTTAGTTCGTTTAGTTACAGGTAAAGATGGTAAAGAATGGATAAATCTAACTACCTTAGAAAATACATTTGTAGATTATGCTACTAAAAATAAATGTAAAAGATTAATAATGTATGGTCGTAAGGGATGGTTAAAAATTTTAAGTAAATTAAGCTGGACTAAAGGTTGTACAGTTATGATAAGAGATATTATTACTACAGAGAAAGGAGAATAACATGGGAATGGGAGGCTCTGCACCACCACCCCCAGCAGCGTCACAGGTTCAATCAACAACTTCAGAGTTTCCTGATGAATTGAAACCTTATATCGAAGATATATTAGAACGTGCTAAGACTAGGGCTGAAGCTAGAGATGAAGCTGGGTTTCAAGTATTTCCCGGTCCAAGACTTGCTGACTTTACAGCTGAACAACAAGCTGCCCAACAAGGTATTACAGGTCTTGTAGATGCTGGTATATCTTCTGATCCTGCTCTTGCTTCAGCTAAAACTTATATAGCTCCTGCCCTTGGTGCAACTCTAGCATCTCAACAAAGTTTTACTCCTGAAGCTGTACAACAATACATGTCTCCATATATGCAGTCAGTAGTAGATATACAGAAGAGAGAAGCTGAACGTAAAGGAGCATCCCAACTTCAAGATATTGCTGCACAAGGAGCAGCTACAGGTGGTTTTGGTGGTTCTAGACAAGCTATTCTAGAAGCAGAACAGATGCGTAATGAAGCACAACTACTTTCTGATATTCAAAAAACAGGTTCACAAAGTGCATTTGAACAAGCTGCTGGTCAGTTTGAAAGAGAAAGAGCTAGAAACCTTTCAGGTGGACAACAGTTTGCAGGTCTAGCTGAACTTGCTCCACGACTGGCAACTGCAGAACTTGGTGCATTGTCTGGTGTAGGTGCACAAAAACAACAGCAACAACAACGTGCAACTGATATTGCATATCAACAGTTCTTAGAAGAACAGCAATATCCAGAACGTGTACTACAAGAGTATAGTTCTATTATTCGTGGTTTTCCTCTTACACCTAATGTCTTTGAGGTAAGCCAAACATCAACACCGCCACCTAATTTAGCTACTCAAGTAACTGGCTTACTTGGTGCAGGTGCATCAGGTTATAAAGCTTTTGGTAATAAAGGTGGTGGTATTGCATCATTACCTTTAAAGAAAGTACCTGCAGGTAATAAAGGACTTCAAGCTCTAAAGAAGAAAGCTCCTGATGTTGTAAAGAAGATGGGCTTCGCACAAGCTAGTACAGCTGTTGGAGCAATGCCAACTCAACAATATATTAATACTGGTAAAGGGGGTAATCCTATACCAGTTCCCCCACTTCAAGGACTTCAATCTGATAGAAAAGCACTTAAAGATAAAATTGCAGAGTTACTTGCTGCTCAAGAGGCTAATCGTGAAAAAAGAAAAGAGTCTACAGAACAGGATAAAGCTTTAGGATTAATGCAAGGTTTTCTAAAAATGGCTGAAGCAGGTGGAGAAGGAAAAGGTATTGTCGATGGTCTAGTTGCAGGTTCTCAAGTAGCTTTACCTGATATACAAGCTGCAATGAAAGAAGGTCGTGGTATTGATCGTGAGATGGATGCTGAAGCTTTAAAACTAGCTACACTTCAAGGTGAAATTAGTGGACAAGAGTTTGCTGAAAACTTAGCATTAATAAAAGAAATTAATGCACAAAAAACTGCTAACGCTAAATTAGCTGCTGAACTTGGTGTTAATATACTTAAATTTGATAGAGCTATTAATGATACAGTTACCAGTGTTCTTGGACAAGAATTAAATACTCTTGATCCTAGATTTTCATCAAGAATTTTACAAGCACAACAATTAGCTATTAATGAAGCAGGTAGTGTAGGTGAAGAAAAAGCATTAGAAAATTATAAAGCAAGACTTAAACGAATTACAAAAGCTATTAGTGCTGCAACTGGTTCATCAGGACCATTACCTGATGCTGATGGAGATACAAGTCTTTCTGAAGTTGTAAATAACACAGGTAGTGTACCAACAGTAGAAGATACAAAAAAAGCTTTAGAGATAGAAGGTAATTAATAAGTGGCTATTTCAGTTAAAAGCGAAACATTCCAAGAAACATTAAGCGAACTTACGAAGTATGATACGGAAGAAGAGCGAAGAAATGTTATGGAAAAAGCAGGTTATGATCCTGATGAGTATATGGATGCATACTTTAAAGATTGGCAACCTATTCAAAAAAATATAAAAAGAAAATCTTTGGAAGAATTTGGTGTTTCTTCTTTAGATGATGCTACTAGTGAGCAACGTGAAATTTATCGAGACAAAATTGACGATGAATTAAAAGGCGGTAGTAATGTTATCTCACGTATTGCAGGTAGAGCTATTGGTGATTTAGCTACTGGAGTAGTTGAAGCTGCAGATATGCTTGCTGATACAACTGAAACAGGTCAAAAGATTACAGATTATATAGGGAAAAAAGCAGATAGTTTTTCTGATGAGTATCTTTCTGATGGTTTTAAAAAAGGTATAAAAACATTATTTGATCCTTATCATAGTGATACTATGGGTGGTGAAACTGAAAAATTAACTGGTCAAATAGCTGCTGTTTTTATTCCTGCTACAACTTTACTTAAAGGTACACAATTAGGATTAAGAGCTACTGGTGCACTTTCTCCATCATCTAGGGCTATAACTTCTAGACTTAAAAGAACAGCTACTAGAAGCTCACTTAAAACAGTAGGAAAAAAACCTACTAAAGGTTTAGGTGCTGTAGCAAAAGGTACATTAACAGGTGCTGGATATGGAGCAGCTTATTCTATTGTTGATCCATTAGTAGGAGATATAGATACTAAGTTAAAAGATAGTGGAATTGATTCTTCTAATATGTCTCGTGAAGAAAAGTATAAAGAATACTATAAACAAGTCTTACCTAAAAATATAGCGTTTGATTCAGCAATGATGGGTGTTGTAGGTGGTTTAGGACCAGTTGCAAAGATAGGCGGTAAAGCAGTAAAAGATGTTATAGGAGAAAAAACTTTAAAAAAAATAACAGGTGCAGCAACTAATAATAAATTATCTAGATTTGTAAGAGAAAATTTTACATCTCAACGTGGTGTAGATGATAAAGTATTTGCTGCAGGTATTAAAAGAAATCAAGCATCTCAACGTGCTTTATTAGAAGCTGAAGGATTAACTCAAGATTTAAAACGTGCGGTTAAAAAAGACCCAACATTAAAAGGAAAAAATAAAGAACAACAACAAGATATTATTAATGAAGCTTTAGCTGGTTCTAAAGCTGTAGTATTAAGTCCTGAGGTAACAAAAATTATTACTAGTATGCGTAGTAATATTGATAAAGCTTCTAAAAATTTAAAACGTAATTTAGTTGGACACTCTAAACTTCAAGCAGTAGTAGATAAAAACTTAGGTGTATATTTAAATAGATCATATGATGTATTTGATGATCCTGTTTTTAGAAAAACTATGATTAAACGAGTTAAAAAGTTTAAGCCTAACGATGAAGTTGTACAGAATGCTGCTAATTTTATTAAACAAAGAGTTGGGGATAATACTAGTGATCAAAAAGTTCAAGATATTTTATTAGCATTAATTAAAGCAACACCTGAAGATGATATTGCAAGAGATTTAGGTGTTTTATCTAAAGCTTTTACTGGTGCAGGTAAATCTGCTGGAGCTTTGAAAAGAAAAAAAGGTATACCACCTGAATTAAAAGCATTCTATGGTGAGATAAAAGACCCTTCAACTCAATATGGAAAAACTATAGAAAAACTTTCACGCTTAAATGCAGAAGTAGATTTTGTAGATGAAATTAAAGATCATTTATTAAAAAAGAGATTAGCTTCTGCAACAAGAGAACAAGATTTTGTACAGGCTTCTGCTGGTTTAGATTCAAGAATGTCTAGAATATTTGGTAGAGATAAAAAAGCTAGTGTCAGAAATTCTTTAGATGGTTTATATGTTGATCCTACATATGAAAAATTTATTAGACAAGGTTTAGATGATTTTATGTCTACTGATAATAAATTTTTTCAAATGTTTCAAAAATTAAAAGGTGCATCACAATCAGCAAAAACTGTTTATAATCCTGCTACACATGTTGCAAATACAATTGGTCAAGCTGCTATATTAATAGCTAATGGATTATTACCTATGGGTAAAGGAGCAGGAAAAGCTGTAGGAGTTACTCTTAAAAATCTTGCTGGAAAAAGTAATGAAGAGTTAGGTAAATACCAAGGAAAATTAACAGCGTTAGGTGTAGTTAATAGTGGTGTAGGTTTAGGAATGATTAGGCGTAACCTGCAACAGGCAGGTAAAGACCCTTATACTTGGATGGAACAAAAAGGTAGAAATCGTGTATTAAAAGCAGGTAAAACAGTAGCAGTAGATAAACCTTTTCAATTATATCAAGCTGAAGATGATGTCTTTAAAATTATGCATTTTGAAAAAACTCGTGAGTATTTAAAAAAAGCTTATCCTAAATTATCTGATAATGAATTAGATCAACAAGCAGCACAACGTACTCGTGATTTAATGCCTAACTATGCACAAGTAAGTAAAGCTATACAAAGTTTACGTGTTAGTCCCTTTGGAGATTTCCTATCGTTTCCTGCAGAGATGATACGTATCTCTAAAAACTTAGGTAAATACACGTTAAAAGATGCAGCAAGTGGAAATAAAACATTACAGAAAGAAGCAGCTAAAAAACTTGCAGGACTAACAACAGTAGGAATGATACCTTCTATGGCTATGGAATATAGTAAAGAAGCTCATGGAATTACTAATGATCAAGTAGATGCTATTAATACTTTAGCTCCACATTATGAAGCATTTTCAAATAGAATTTATTTAAGTGGTATAGATAAAAAAAAGAATCAAAAAGGTTTTGACTATCTTCGTTTAGGTTCTCTTGATCCATTTGATTATCTTAAATCTATGTCATCTGCAACTCATCAAATAATTAATTCAGTTGATGATGTAGATGGTAAGTTAAAAATAACAGATCGTCCTGAATTTAATCAAGCTGCAATAGGTTTATTTGAAAATCAAATGGCTCCGTTTGTTGGGACATCTATGATTTTAGATGGTGTATTAAAAATGACTCAAGGACGAAAAGCAGGAGAAGCTTTTGTTCCATCTACAGATGTTGTTGGAACTACATTAACTGATGTTGGTGTACCAGATTTAATTGCTAATGGATTATCTATAGCCCTTGATCCTTTTACTCCCGGATTTATGAATTGGACAAAAAAGAAATCAGAGTATGAAAAATCTGGTGTTAGAAGTAAAGGTGGAGCAGTTATAAATCCTGAAGAAGTTAATAT